AACCGTTAGAACGGTGCCAGAGATGGAGCCGGCGAAGGATGCACTCGCCGCGTCAGGATCGGATAGGTTGTTGTCGGCGGTTGACCGCCAAAAGCCCGTGTAGTCCGCGCTTTGAAGAATGGCGCCATTCGGATAGCCTCCGATTGCCTCAGCGAATGCAGTATTAAAGATCGGCTCTCCACCCACTTGGCTCCATTGAACGCCGGCCGTGGTTTGGTAGAGTATGCCGTTCGTATCTTGGCCAAAAGGAGGCGTTCCGCCGGCCGCGACCGCAACAAAGGTAACGGGCGGATAGCCGTCATTGAGTGACGCTGCGCCAGCGGTTATCCCGATCTGCGATGCGGCAGGAATCGTCCTGATAAACCCAGCACCGGCGGCATGAGCAAACGGCGCAACGAAAGGAGTGGGCGACTGGGATGCGAGCATAAATTCTCAATAGGTCAGGCGATGGACACGACGCCACCGTTATTCCAGAGTTGGCCAGTGCCAATTCCGGGATTGGAAAGCGGGAGATTTGCGCCAGTGAGATAAAGCAAAGCCGAGGGTGAAATGCCCGGGAAATAGACGGGCGCCGCAGTCGGATTCGGCGTCGTGGTGCCTGCAACAGAAACGACACCGCCGTTGTCCCAGAGAGCGCCTGCCAGTAACCCCGATGGAGATGTCGGGTAGCCAATGATCCCCGCGCCCATGGCGAGAACGCCGCCATCGCTAAAGAATCCGAGTTGAACTATTCCAACCTGTACACCGGCGGGTCTTGGCAGTACTCCTGACTGAGCAACAATCGCGTATTGAACTGGAGACAGCGTGAATTCGAAGGTGTAGGTCATGGTCATGTTCTGACCATCGGTACACCAACATTCTCCGGACGAACCAAACAACGTCATCAGGATCTGATTGATGCTCGCGATCGAGCCGTTGCTGATGTTCGCGTAGGCTTTCGCGAGGATCAGTTGACGGAAGGCGTCATCAGTCAGCGCAAAATTTGATGTCGACGACCCGCCAGAAAAGAAAGGCGCCTGGTTAAACGGCGTTTCCACGAGACCGTCGCCAGCCTCCTCAAATCCAAGCCACGCGCCGCTTGATACTTGTAGGACTCTGTTAACGCCGACGATTCGACCCCACACGTCGAGACCGTAACCAGTTGCCGTTAATACGTTCCAAATGCTGTTGTAAAAGGCATCGATGTTCGCGCTTGGATCGACTGCTGCGCTGAAGCTGCCAATGAGGCTAAGAATCGTCGGGCTGTTCGCGAACTGGCTGAGTATCGTTTCCTGATAGTTGAAGGAATCAGCCATATCAGACCAACGTCAAAAGCACATTCGCCGCGGCAAACGTCGGCTCCTGATTGATATTCATGGTGACGTCGTTCTGGTTCGGAATCACTCCAACCATCGTTTCGCTCGTTACCGTTTGCGCAATGCTCACTGTCCACGACGTTCCGCTACCGGCTGTGATCTGAGTACCCGATACGATGTGGCCTGACGCGTCGGCTATGAACTGGCCGATTGCGATCGTGCCCGATGCGACGCTTGAGACAGTCAGCGTGTTTGCAGCGATGGAGCCGGTGAACGTGGCAGACGGGACGTTGATGCACCCGATCTGCAACGAAATGATCTGTGCCCACGAGCCCAGTGCGGCGACATCGGAATAGAACCGGCTCGCGAAGAGTTCGGAGCCAAGGCGCGGCACAGTGCCGCCGTCCTGACCGGAAAAGGCCGAGACAAACGCGGCTTGAATCTGCGCCAACGCAGTCGACGGAACTGCCGCACTGTTCTTAAGCGTCACCAAAAAGAAGATTGGTGTATTGATCGCTGTCTGGAACGACACCGTGTAGCTGGGCGGCGACGAATAAAGAGGATTCGGGTCTGTGACCGTGACGGGCGTGTTGCCGGTGTAATTACAGCCGGGCGGCTTTTTAAGCCAGATCGCCTGTGCGACCGCCAGATTGGTGTAACTCCCTGCCACGCAAACATAGAGGCTATTCGCGTTGAGCGTAATGCCGCCGATCGTCGCGGGGGTTCCGAGATCGTTGTCGATCACATAAGCATCGACCACACCTGGCACACTCAACACATTGGCGAGGATCGAGTCGAGCATCCCTACAGAATTAAGCGCAACGCTCTGCTGCCGGCGCAATTCGAAAGCTGCGCGACTTTCAACAGCGCGCCCGATTACGCCCGACGTACACGTAACGGTGTCCCAGCCCGGAATAGCCTGATAGATCGTGACGGCATTGCTTGCAGGAACCGCGATAGGGCCGGTCGTCAGGCAAGCAAAAGCGAGCGTGATCGTGCCGCTAATCGGAATCGTGCCGCCGACTGTGCAGGCATAGATGTTCCCGCTTGCGTCCTGAATCTGCGCGCCAACAGGGATCGGCACATTGACCAACCCAACGCACGCGATTTGCAGCGTCGTCGGCTGCGCGGCAAGACGCGTCAAGAAGTAGATGGCCGCTATGCCGTCTTGCCACCGGCCCGACGCGAAGGCCGGGTCAACGTTATTGGTGATGTAAAGGAACTGAGAATTGGCATCGCCCACAATCGCCGCTTCCGATTGCGCAAGTTGGCCCTGAGGCGTCGTAAGTGACTGGTCAAGCGTCCCGCCGAAGGCCTGGTTGATATCTGCCTGTACGCCAGTCAGAATTGCGGACTCTGCCGGCAGAACGAACCCGGTTGCCCCGAACGTAGGCGACGGAACGTTAGTTGTTGCCATGGATCAGCCATAAAAAAAGCCACCCGAATGGGTGGCTTGGTTATCTTGAACGGTCAGGACTAGAAACTGGCAGCAGTCGTGACGCCGGCTGTATCCGTCACTTGAATCTGTCCTTGAATTTGGCGACCCGCAAACTCGGTTATGAACGCTTGCGCGCTAACCACTCCCTGCACCGTTTCTGCAGCCGCGACCAGTTGCGCCTTGACATATTGCAGAGTCGGGAGTTGGCCTAGGATCTGTGTGAAATAGGGGATGCCCACCGTTTGATCGTAATACACGTCATTTATGAACGTCCGGCATGCCGTGGCAGCATTCTGAGCTAGAGCATACGGGTCCGACGCAACGGCAATATTCCCAAAGCTATCAACGGCAAGATCCCATGTCGATGGATTCAAGTACAAACTGTTCATCGCATTTCCTTGTACGCAAGAGACTATTGCGGAGGGCCACCGAGGCCCGTTCCGCCCGAGGCGGTATGCTGGTGCGTGCTGTCTATCGCATGGCCGTTTGAAGTGATAGACCCGACGAACTGCACCGCACCTGTAATCAGCGATGCGACTCCGCTACCGACGCTGCCCGTCATGCCAGCGAGCCACGACAACAGGCCTTGGATAATCACAGCGCCGCTAAAGTTTGATTGAGGCGAGTTGACCGTGAAAGACGTCGATGCGTTGTTGACTATGACCGGCGCCGTCAAAGTAATCTGGGTCGGCGACGTCACAGCAATGCCGGTCGAGCTAAACGCGATGTACTGGCTCGGCGTTCCGTTCAATATCCCGCCGAAGTAGACCGCATCCGACATCGAGAAACGACGTTTGCTGCCCGGATTAGCTTGCGCCTTCGTGGCCTTCACGCTTGAGATATCGCGATCAGCGAACCCAGCAAAGCCGATGTCGCCAACTTGTGGATCAATGATGATTGCGTTCGCGCCGCCCTGAAGTCTGAAGTACGGTACGTTGTAAAGCGGCCCGTGCGGCTCCGCGTTGTTATATCCATCAAGCTGATTCACCAGCGGTTGCAGGCTCACAAAGCCCACCGGCGAGACCCCACCGGCGTTCGTCACGCTCAACACTTGGCATGGTTGCATCGTGCGCACGCGCGCCAGAATCGACCAGACCAGAAACGTGTTGGCGTTGTAGTCCGAGCCGTTGTCTGTCGCTTCCGCAGTGCCTAGATATCCGACCGGATTAACCACTGAACGGCACTCCAAGAATGTGCGTGAACCACTGACCGCCAGGCATTTCGCTTTCAAGCGAATGAGATATCTGCGTCGCGATCCACTGACCGCAAGCCGCTGGGATCGAGCTTTGCACCTGAACCAACCCGCCTATGACGACCGATGGATTGAATATCGTCGTGACCATCAGGCCGTTACTTGAGAACGTCGGATAACCAACCATCCCCGTTGCCGTGGAAATAACCGGCGTCGATGTGTTGCGCGCCCCGCCCTTCGGCCAAATTTGCAACGTGCCGACATCGATTGCGAAGTTGATGTCCGCCGCCTGCGCGCACTCCCGTATCTGAGCGAGAGCCGTTCCCGGGAAATACGGGTTTGACAACTGCACTGAGACGCCGTTGTTCACGAAGTTCAATCCGGCCATCGTCGCCAGCGATTGCATGATCGTCCCGACATCAGCGGCGCCGGGATAGCTGGACGCGCCCACCGGCTTGAGTGAAGCGGCGAGACCGCCTACCGCGGCGATATTCAGCGCCGTGTCGGGGATCTGGTTGTAATCCCCCCACGCCTGCCAGATCGTCCCGTTATAGATCGTTGTGAGCGCCGAATCCGCGTCGCCCACCGCGATCAGCACCGAGTTTTGATACATCACTGCCGAGTTGATCGGGCCGATTGTCGTCAACTGGTTGATCATGGCGGGAGGCAGGCCATAGACCAACAACTGGACTTGCGGCATCGCGTCGCCGCCGAACTGCTGAATCTCAGCCTTGATGCGCAAACCCGTGAGCGTTACCGTGTTGGCGCCCGTGTCACCAAATTGGCCGGTGCCAAGCCCTATCGTGAGCTGAATCTGTTTCTGGGTGAAGGCCATCAAGCCGCCCCATTTAGATCTGCCGGGGTCAAATAGCAGAGCAGGAACCGCGTACCAAGACCGGGCGACGAAGGGTCGAGACCCGTGCTCGGTGGCGTGAACGTTCCCTGTTGGTCGATAAACATCAGATCGCCAATAAATCCCAAGTACGCGCTCCGCACAATCCGAACCATGTTCAGGCAAAGAACGCCAGTAATGATCGGTGAATTATTGACAGACACATCGCAGTACAGATGATTGTTGTTCTTTTGGTACAGATTGATTTGCGTGTTCTGACCGCCAAGCTGCACCGAAGGAATCGTCTGCGAAAAGACGTCGTTGATCGGGATGATTTGCATGGCTATTGTGACTGACTCGCGGCTGCCGATTGTGCGGTGGTTGGCGTTTGCGGCTGGACGCTCCCGGTGCTCACCGGATCAGCGCCACTCGGAGCAGCCGTGTTTGAAAACGTTGCCGTGGCCGTCTCCCTGACTTCCTCAAGTTCAAGATCGACAGAGATCAGGCCAACGCCGTTCGTCGAGGTCCGGTGCAGCGCGTAGCTGACGAAGTTGACGTTCTGAATCAACGCTCCCTCCGGCATCACCACGTCAAACAGATCAAGCGATTCGGCGACCGCGGCAACCTGATCAAGAAACGCCTGCCGATCCGCTACCGTGCCGCCTTTTGATAGACGAATCCGCGTATCGCTCGGCAATGCAACCTTGTTATAAGACTGGAACGAGCCCTCTTCGACTGGGTAATTCGGAATTTTCCAGTCCCGTTTGAAATCCAGGCTGATCATGGAATCCGGCTCCAAGGCCAGCGTTCCGTCTTGATTAAAGATGCCCCATTGCGGACCAGCAAAAAGGCCGATGACATTCAGGGCATCCGCAACCAGCAGCACGGCCGTGTTCGTGACATTGGCAAGCTGCCCGAGCAGAGCCGGAATTCCATTTGCCATTACGTGAGCCCTGTATTTGCCTGCGGAACGGTGAAGCTGTATTTGCCAACGGCCTTACCGAACTCTTTCGCAATGCCTTGCGCGTCGGTGGCCTGCGTATGGATCGTGATCGGGCCGTTGATGTTTGTCTCGGCACTCGACGTCATGCTCGACACCCGAGACGCCCATGAACCAGCACCTCTAGCGCCGGCCGACTGAGAAGCGATCAAGCCGGCATTAGCTCTGGCTGCAGCAGAACCCAGATCAGCGGCATTCTTGGCTCCGACTTCGCGCGCGAAAATAGCACTAGAAAGAGCGTCAATATTTGCCGAAGAGAGCTTCTGGTCGGCTCCGACTCCAAGCTTCCTCGATACTTCCGCGATGTAGCCAGAAGTATCGTTTTCGCTTGACGGCGCATATTTGCTCACAACCTTCCGAATCGTGTCGTTACCTTGCAGAAGGTAGTTTTGCAGAAGCGCGCGCTGGGCAGCTACTCCTGCTTCCATTGACGGAAATATGGCGAACCCGCCGCTGTCTCTCCCTGTTGCGCCATTCTTATAGGCGAAATCACCGTATCTGATATTGCCAGGGTTGTTGTTTCGAATGCCGCGAGGCGCATGCGGGCCTTGCTTAAACAATTCACCTAACTTGCCGAAACCCCCGGCAGGAGGCGGGGCTACATCCGGCGTGACGATGCCGCCAGCCATTGCTTCGGCGACATACTGGTCATGGTTCGGGCCTGCGGCAATCGCTTTATCGAACGCAGATTTTCGTGCCAGTTCAGCAGCAACCGCCACGCCAGCAAGAGCAGCAATCGCGCCGGGTCCAGATAGGGCGATTGATGCGAGACCGCCGCCAACCCCGGATAGCGCTGCGGCTAATTGGAGCAAAGGGGTGGCAATCGAGAGTATCTTCAGCGCAGCCAGTGCGATCAGAACGTTCTTCCAGCCACCTACCGAATCTGCCGCCTTATCTGCCCATTGGACAAACTTCTGAACCGATGTCACTGCGTTCTCAACCCACAGACTGATATCGGCCTTGTGATCAGCCACCCAGTCAGCCATCTTTTGCAGTTTCTGCAGCCACGTTTCGAATACCGGAATCAGTTCGAGCAGGATCGTCGTCCCGACGTACTGCAGCCGGTCACGAAGATCAAGCCACGCATTCTTGAGTTTTAGCGCCTGCTCGGCCTGCTTCTCGGTGATCGCTGAATTCTTTTCCTGAGCAGCAACCAAAGCGAGAATCGCCTGGGGTCCCTGCTTGATGAAATTGAACTCTTCACCGCTGATGCCCATTGCCTGAGCAACATATTTAGCGCGGGCCGGATCGACATTGAACAGGTTCTGAACGATCTTGGCGCGCGCGAGCAGGAATGAATTCCCATCCTTCAGATCACTGGTTTTCCCGCCGAAGCGCAGAAACATTTGGATCTGATCACTGACCTTACCTAAGCGAAATCCGGCGATCTGCTGCTGGGAGTCCTGCAACGTGTTCGTGATACCTTCTGCGCTACCGCCCGCCCGTTCTGCTGCGCGCTGCCATGCAGACAGGTCCTGCGTGCTCATCTGCAGATTCTTGGCCATATAGCCAAGATTGACCGCCGCGCCGATGGTGCTTTCGGTGAAGTCCTTCAGGCCCATGCCGGCGGTGAAGACCGCGAGCAGTGCCAGGACTTCATTGCGCACTTTCTTGAACGACTCTGCGGCGGCTTTGTTCCGCGTCTCGATGTCCTTCGTGGCCTTAGTTTCTTCGGCCGACAGCTTTTTAGTGGCGTCCGTTACCTGATTCTTGCCGGTAATAAATGCTTTGGCGTCCAAGCCGAGTGTCACGAACAGCGCGTCGATCACAGTGCCGGCCATGAATATCCCTTAGACTTTGTATCACCCCAACTCAGGAGCAAAAATGATGAAAAAGACGTTTTTCTTGGCCTTGCTCGCGCCTGTCTGCGCGATCGCTCAACAGGCTCCACCGCAGCAGGACCACTGCATGAGACTCGGAATGGCTTATCAGATGGTCGCTCAAGGCCGAGACAGCAACTGGCCACCGAAAACAGCGCTCAATACGATCACCGCATCGTCGGCATGGGGAATCTCTATCGAGCAGGGCAAGCAGATCGTCAATCTGGTCTACTCAGACCCCGGCTTTGTAAATGCCGGCGGCCCTGCTCTTGCAAATCAGGTATATCAAGCCTGCCTTTACCCGCATGGCAAGCCCAAGCCATTCCAGTGACCTACTCTTTCCGCGTGCTGAGCACGTGCTCGTTACGCCCGTCGACCACGATGATTTCGAGCAGATCGTAAAGATCCTCTGCGCCGAACACTGTCTGCAATTCGTGGAGCGTGGCGTACTTCCGAGAAACGACCGTACCGATCGAACGCGGGATGTTCGCGTACTCAATCAGGCCTTCGTCGCTGCTGCCGCCTCGTCTGATTTTGAGCGGGCGGCGGCTAGAAAAAAATCAAGGTGCAATTCGAGCACAGCCTTCCGTAGTTGCAGCCGCGTCGACACTTCCTCGATGTCATCCTCGATGATCGGGCCGACACCGCCATACCCGCGCTTGACAAGCGGTTGCCTCGGATCAGGAACAATCGCGATGCAATCCATCATCTCGTCAAAGAGCGGTTTGGCCAGTTCATACGGCACCTTCGACAACGACTTGATGCCGATGGCGGCGATGCCCGCGAGACCAGCCGACAGAAGATCGTCCGGGATCTCGACGCCGCAATTCATCATGACGAACAAGGCGCGCGTCGCCCATGCTTCGCTCTGCGATGCCGGGAGCTCGGTAATGTGGAACATCTTGCCGTGATCGCGACCCGCCGATTCGATCACGAGCGTTTTGGTTTTTCTCATGGCGTCGGCGCTCCGATAACGCTTTGGAAGTGAATCTCAAACTTCCGCGGCTGAAGGACTTTCTTGCCGTCCGCAAGGGGCGAATAGTTCTTCATCACGCCATTACCGAGCGTGTAAAGCTTCTTGACCGCTGGTTGAATAAGGGAGCCAAAGAAGAAGAACGGCGCCTGCGCGGCTTGTTCTGCCGCATAGACCGCTTCGAAGAAAGTTGTGCTTGGACTGTCGGCCTGCAACATGATCTCCAAGACCTTGATCTGCGGAATCCAACCGGCCGACAGACGGCCATCGGCACCAAGCAACACCTCCTTGATGTCGACGTTCGCCATCGAATACATGTCGTCGGCTGCAAACCCGGATAGCGTTTGCGGGGCAGGGTAAAAGTTGGTAACCCCAAGGGCCAAAATTGAATTTGCGGACGTGATATCGGCCATTATTGAACCTCAATTGATGCGATTTGGACCAACTGCACGGATCCGCCCTGGCAGTACCAGAAGTTAATACCCGGCGATGTGCGCGCGCCGCGAATCTGCGCAGTGGCCGGCGTAATCTGCAGGTACCACCCCTGCGCTTGCAGGACGTTCGCGATGCTCAGACCGGCGGCGTTGTTCACTTCCGCAATCTGCAGCGCTGACAGCGAAGTGCCAGGAGTGATCAAACCGAAGTTCGTCAACTGCGCGATCGGGGTCTGCATCGCGGCGTAGATCAACGCATAGCCAGCAGCGTTGTACGGGATGGAGCCCACCGTCGTGAGCAACGTCATCACCGACAACTGGAACTGGCTGTTGAGATAAATCTGGCCGACATACGCATCAATCCACTTGAACGGACCCGAGATAGAGCCGGGATAGTGGAACGTGAATTGCTGGTTTGCTGTGGCGTAACTGCCGTAGTAGTTATAGCCGTTCGCGATCAGGTTAGCCGCGACCGTCGCATTCGTCACCGTTGCAACCAGACCAGATTGAGACTTGAACGCGAGCGTCGCTTCGCCGTTCGTCGCATTGAAGTTGATCGACGCAACCGCGCCTGCCTCGAATGCAGCCAGCCCGTAAGGGATCGTCGGCACCCACTCCAATACCACGCCGGAGATGCCGGCGGCCTTGATCAGTTGCCCCAGCGACGCCGCCGCATTGTTCGATGCAGTCGGCGTAACGTCGGTGTCTTCACAGACATATTTGAATTCGTCGTTCGTGGTGCCGACCCACTGCGAGAACAGATATTTCGTCGCGTTGCCATACCCGTTGTCCGGATCGAAGATCGTGAAGAACGTGGCCCAGTTGGTCGTCTGCGCGACGATCGCCGGCATGAACGTGGCCGGTACAGCAGGAGCCGCGCCCTGCGAAGTCACTGCGCCTGTCGCAGAGGTGAGATTCAGCGAAGCCGACAGCGAGCCCGTCGCGAACCCGATCGTGCCGGCGGTGCCCGGCGTGCCGCCCGTCAGGACGAACGCGCTCGACACGCTGTCGTATGCACAAGTCAAAGGACCGGCGCTAACAGCCGTTGCAGAGACGGTCTGTGCGCCGCCGCTGGTGATGTACGTACCTGCCTGACCCGTACCGGTGCCGAGCGCCGTGATGGTAGTGCCTGCGACGATCGTGCCGCCGCTGATGACCTGACCAACAGCCAGCGTGCCGCTTGAAACGGTCGCAACCGTCATCAGACCGTAGCTCTGCGTGACTGCGGTCGACGCAACGGTCTGGTTGGCGGATACCGTATAGGTGCCGATGCCACCCGTCGTGCCGGTCAATTGACCCGTGATGGTCGTCCCGGCGGTCACTCCAGTGCCGGACAGAACACCACCCACTACCAGAGCGCCCGTGCTAACGGCCGTAACCGTCAGCGTGTAGCCCGTAATCGAGCCGGTGACGCTGGTCGCCGTACCTGCTGCAATGGTCGTGGTCGCCGCGGTCACAGCGTCGTACGCCGCGAAACCGGTCTGGATCAGGCCGGCCGCATTCGAGAAGCTGGTCGCCGCCGAGAGGTTGATCGTGCTGCTGGTCTTGGCAACACCTTCCACCGTCACCGTCAAGGTGCCGGACAAAGCCTGCAATTGCGCGAGAGTCAGGGAAAGCGAGCCGCCGCGCAGATAAGCGGAAACTGCTGACTGGTTGTATTGCGCGAACAGCATCGCCGCCGGGAGCACGCTTGAACCCTGATAACCGGCGAAGTAGATCGCAGCAGCAGCAGCTTCGGGCGATGCCGGGCCGTAATAGCTCGACACGGACGCGGCAGCCGGAAACGACGGCACGGTACCAATCGGCGTGCGCGTACCATTGGTCAAGCAAAGTCCGATCAATTGCAGCGCCGAACCGCCAGCGCCGATGACGCTCGGATTTACGCCAACTATTTGTGACGCGGGAATACTCGGCATTGCGGCTCCAAATGAAAAACCCGCACTCGGCGGGCTCTAGAAACGAAAAACCCGGCACTCGGCCGGGTTGATTTGATGGGGCGAAACTTACTTAGGGCGGATAAGTCGCATCGACTTCGATGAGTTCGACATTCAGCGCCGAGGCGAACTGCTGCGGCACGGTAACGACCTGATTCGCTTGCATGACGACATCGATCGTCCAACGATTCTCGAACTGCTGTTCCGCGTTCATAAACGGGACTTGCCGCGGCTCACTCGCGTACAGAGGCGTTACATCGACCCCAGATGTTGCGAATTGGTCGACCGCATATTCATCGCGCCATGTCGTCGAGATAATCTGCGTGTTGTCCCCGGAATTTGGCCCGTGAACATCCAACTGAATCGTTACTTTGGTCGGTTGCAGCAGCATCTGTGTGCCCGCCGCAATGACTTGACTTGCGACTGCCTGTGACGGCGAAACGGTGTAAGTACCGATGCCACCAGCACCCGTCCCGAGCGCAGTCACTACGGTATTGCCAGCAAGATTGTTTCCAAGCAACTGCGCGCCCGCCGCAATCGCGCCGAGGCTGACCGACGTAACCGTCAGCGTGGCCCCAGAAATCGACCCGATGAAGGCCGTATCGGAATAAGTGTCGACGTTCGTCTCAAGCCTCTCTCTTAAGATTGGCGTCATCACCACAAAATCACTACCTTCGGGTTCCGGCACACGGTTGTCCTGGCCTCGTACGACCTCAATGCCGGCGGGGAGGATCGACAACAGGAATGATCGAAGAGCCGCGAACGTCTGCGATTCGGTGAATGAAAGTGCGACGCTCATGAGTTATCTTGTAGCGTTATACAAACCTTGCTCCACCCACCAGTGCGCGCCCAGTTCTCGAACAGGAACACTATCAGCCAGACGCTACCATCGGCCAACGTCACCAGATCACCGCCCTCTTGCTGAGACCGAACCACCGCTTCCCACGAGCCATTGATATACATCGCATGGCGGATGCCGGTGATATTCAGCCCACTGACCTGCATCAAATCGTTGTATTGCAACGCTTGGATCTGCACCGTCATCGGCGTCAATGGGCCATAGGCGGGAACTCGAGAACCGTCAAGGTTGGTCGTATAGCCCTGCGACTGTTGCATCCACGCGGTGACCCAATCATTCACCGCAGCGCATATCGGACCGGCGACCGCGTTCAGGTTCATGGCTTAATTGTTGAACGCGATGTCGAGCATCTGACCGAGCACGTCATTGGCCGCGCCCGTCGTCGAGCTCGCGCCTGTGAGTGTGATATTGATCACGGCATTCTCGGCAGCAGTCAGCGCTACCGGAGCAGACGTACCGAGATGCGTGGAACCTGCAGCCATCAACGCGCACGTCGCGATCTGTGTGTTGGAACCGGTAGCACCATACTTTTGGACCTGCACGCTCGCTGCCCAGCCGCCTGCATTGGTCGTGACAACACCCGAGTCAGCGATCAGCGTACCGCCGGCGACAACAGCGCCCACGGTTTGCGTCGTGGTGCCCCACCAGATTTTGACGCGCTTGTTGTTCGCGTTCGCGGCAAATGAGCCGGCAGCGGTGATCGTTGCCTGACGTCCGGCTACATCGAATGCACTGGCTGGCAACGCATAGGTGAACAGCACCGTGTCAGTTGTGGCGGCAGCGTTACCCAGGCCGGCCGCGCTGACCTGAACGCTTGCGTTACCGCAGGTGCGAACGAACGGAGACGCTTGTCCGCCCTGCAAACCAGCGGAAGACAACTGCGCGCCAGTGGGAGAAAAGGGAATTTGAACGTCGCCGAGGGTGGAACTGAAAACGGTAAGCACTGGAAACTCCTTTAGGATTCTTTAACTTCGTAATCTACCGAGTTCATCATGTGCCCCGTATCAATCAGCGGGTCATCGAACCCTTTTTTTGCAATGGTCGAATCTGCGTTCCCGGGACTTTTCATATCCCGGATCGACTGCTGCAACTGGCCCTTGATGTTTTCGCCCATCCGACCCAATGCCAAGGATGAATCGTAGTCGGCAGCCTTAATGATTTTTCCAAGCTGCGGACCCCAGTCACCTTTATTCGCCGCGATCATGCCGCGGAAGAATGGGCGAGCCGGAATGGTGATCGTGTGTGCGGGAACAATGTGCCGAGACTGGAAATTGGCGTTTGATGCTTTGGCAAATCTGCCGCCGTTCTTGAAATCACCTGAGGCTGTGATATTGCGATTGATCGTCGTCGTATGTTCCGGGACATTGATCGTGCCGCCGTATTCCTGAATGACAGCGACAGCGGCTACAGGCAAGCCGCCTTCACTCTCCGGGTAAGTCGCGCCGGCGAGAAAGCCGACATTGACCACATCGGACTTGCTGGCCATCTTGGCGATTTCTTCGAGCTTCGCCCTGAGTTTGTCGCCGCCCTTGACTGCCATCACCCACCCCAAGGATTGCCGAAGCCACGCCGGTTGTTGAAGGGCGCATAGCCGGGCACGTAGGTCATAGAGCGGAATTGCGCAGTGGCGGCCCAATACGCAGCCCCATATTTTGTCTGAGAAAACCATTGCGCCGAGCCAGCCGGCTGATCGTATTGCGTGGCGACGCTCACGCTGCCCTGTGTGGCGTTGCTGATACGGCCAACCAATGGAGATGACGGTTGCCCATTGAGCGGAGCATTCAATGCAGCGATATGAGCGGTGAGCATATTAAGTAACGTCTCACGCTGGCCGCCCACGCTGCTATCCGTGATCGGACTGCGCGGCGTGTTGTCGCAGTAAAGCTGAGCCTGGTTGAAATACTGCTGCGCCTGCGGCTGGAACACGTAATTCGAAAGTTCCGGATATGCCGCGCTCCAGTCCTCGTATGAAAAGGTGACGATGCCGCCGTAGACGCAGGACATGATCAGGAGGCCCGACGTTCGCTTGCCGTTTCCAGCCCATGCTTATAGATTTCCTTCGGGTCCATACGTTCAAGGCCTGATTTCTCGGCTTCCATCTCTTTCGACTGAGATACGGTGCTGGCCGATTCGGAATGAGCAAACAGCATCTTGTTGACGATGAAGTCGGCGTCTTTGTTTTGCTCGACCCACTCGTCCCAGAATGCTTTCGGGATGTCGTGCGTGAAGGCATAGCCGGCGACGATCTGCTGATGGGCACCCTTGTTCTGGGCGAACGAGTTGCCCTGAATGACAAACGCTTTGGCGCCGCGACGTGGTACAGCGATCGTGTACTCGCGCGATCCGCCGCCCATCACCGGCTCAAACTTCTTCTGGAAGTCGTGAAGCCGGAGGATGAAATCCATCGGAAACTTCGATGCGACGGTGACGGTCGCGTTGGACGGTGAGTCGTTGTGCTTCTTAATCGTAAGTGTGTCGCCAGCCATGTGACCGCCTTGAAATATGAGACCGTTAAAATAGGACCACGCGCCAGCCGGTACGGTCAGGCCGACGTTTCGGGTGCTACCCTATGCGCGTGGGTAAAACTCTGGGCAATAAAAAAGCCACCCTTAGGTGGCTTGGTGTTCGGTTTTCTGCGCGTTACGGCATATCAGGCCATTGGAGGTGGCCTTTGCTGCGATTCGCGGACCGCGTCAGGATTTGCATATTAGTATGGACATGCAAGCCGCATACGATTTTCCCTTGCAGCGGCACGACGTGATCCACTTCATGCCATATGCCAGTAATCATTCCAAGGAAATCTGCAGCGAAGTAGAACTCTTCTATTTTTTGATCGTCCGCCCAAATTGGCGTGGCGCGCAGCTTAGCTGCCTTCCTCTTCATCCAATAGGCATTGTATTTATGCGGATTAGCTGCGCGCCACGCATCCCGCCAAGCCTTGATCTTCTCGCGGTTGTGCGCCCTGAATTGCATGCTATAGACGGCGTTGTATGCCTTTTTTGCGTCAGTGTTTTTGAGGTAGTACTGCTTTACACGATCTTTAATCCTATCCGGATCAGATGCATATCGGGCGGCCTCTCTGGCCTTTATCCTATCTGCATTCAATACGTAATACTGGGATTGATTAGCTAGAATGCGCTTGGAATTCTCCGCGTAGTGGGAGGCGCGGCATGCCTTGCACATAGATTGCAGGCCATCCTTAGTGCGCTTCTGCACAGCAAAAGACTCGCGAGTCTTTTCCGAGGAACAGGCATGACACCATTTCACCCCGCGCGTCATCTTGTCATCAAACTTGGCTTGTGCGGCCGCTGCTCTGGCTGCTGAGGCACTTTTCGCGCGCCGCTCCGTGTCACGAAGCCGGATACACATTTTGCATCGAGAATCTAGCCCGTCAGCACTTCTTCGGTGCGCTGAAAATGCCGAAATAGACTGCTCTACGCCGCACTTGCGGCAGAATTTGGTAATCATGGTTCAATCCTTGAACGGAGGATTATCGAACGAGAGATGACACGCCAGCCCTTGTTCAAGGGGTTTTCGGCCGCTAAGCCTAGGCGTGCTCTGCAATCTTACATCAAACACCTATAAGTTGCGACATCGCAAATGGCTGCCTCATTACAAATCCAGCCGTTCCTTGCATTAATTTTTGTTTATAGGAGCTGGTGGCTCTGATAACCGGGCCTGCGCGAAGCTTGGTATTGAAAGCGCAGTAGCCAGACTTTTGGCCGCCAGCTTCCGGAGCCCACAACTGAACGATCTCGCCCAATGCCGAACCCTGCGGATTCTGCGCGGTCAGCGCGCCATACTGCATGGCGGTCTTGACTTCGAGGTTCGGAAAGTTGAGCTTCAACAGCGCCGCAACATTCACATTGAACGAGTTGGTCGCGGTCATCGCGCCTTCGCTGCGCGGCGACATGTTCAAAACAAATTTCGACTTCGTGTTGATCTGCCCCGACGACTGGTTGATCGACTGAATCACAACCGCCTGGATGTCCGAGAAGATCTCGTTTGCACTTGCGTTGATCGACGTGCCGTTAAGCCAGGCGATGCCGCCATTCGCTTTAGGGATCGGCGCGATCGCCGGGTAAAGCGAGGGGTCGTTGAGCGCACCGTAGTTGGCTAGTCCAGCCACGCCCTTGAAATACGTCAGGTTCGTGTACTGATTCAAGCCGTAAATAGCAGCCTCTTTCTGTTCCGAAACAAAGCCGATCTTTGCCAGGCCAACTTTTTCGATTTCCAAATCGCCATACTCCGCCATCACTTGGAAGAGATACGGCTGGCGCGACGGGAAGTTCGTGTTGATACCCGAGCGACCGTTTTCAACGAAGTCTCCATACGAACTCACCTCGTATGTCCGCTCCACAACCGGGAAGATCAGTTCCGAGCTGGTCCAGTCGCCTTTTTGCAGCTCGCCGAAAATGTTTGCGGCTTCCAGTTCTGCGGTTGCAACGCGCAGAATATCCGGGTCGAGGAAGTACGTCAGATACGCCGGGATTCCTGAGTTCGGCGCCGTCACGAGTTGCGGCTGAGCATCCATCGCGAGATTGATGTTCTTTTTCCACTCGGGACGAGTGAAGACTTGAGCATCGGGGAACTCGATACCCCATTGCGTGCGGTGAAAATCGATCGCCGCGCGTTGATCGCTTGGCGACATGTCGTAGGCCATCTTAGCCATGGTGAATTCCTTTTGAGCAATAAAAAAGCCACCGCGAAGGGTGGCTTGCTGCGTTAAGTGGTTAGGTGTGCGAGAGTTAGCCGTTCAGCCAGCTCGTCATCTTCACCAATTCACCCGGGGCGTTGATTGACGCGGCGACCCATTTCGTTGCGGTGCCAGCAGCGACCGTAATCGCGGCCGATGCAGCAGTCTGGCTGACGTTGACTGCGTACGTACCGTTCCCACCGGTACCGGTGATGAAGCCGGTAACGGAAGTGCCAGCGGTAACGTTAGTGCCGGACAATGGATCATTCAGCGCAATCGCACCCGATGCCACGGCGGTAACGGTCAGCGTGCCGCCCGATGCGGTGATAGCCGTGCTGGCGGTCGTTTGCGCGATGCTGACTGCATACGTGCCTGCGCCACCCGTGCCCGAGATTGCGTTGGTGATCGCCGTGCCTGCGGTAACACCAGTACCGCTGAGCGTTTGACCGACTAGGAACGTGCCCGTCACCGTGCCACCGACCGTGAGAGTCGCGCCCGACGAGGTGATCGTCGTGCTGGCCACCGTCTGCGCAACCGAGACAACGTACACGCCAGCACCGCCAGTCGTGCCCGAGCTTTGCGAGACGATGGCCGTGGCGGGGTCGACACCGGCACCTGAGAGAGTTTGGCCCGGAGCCAAAGCGCCGGTACCGACAGCGGTTACGGTTAAGGTCGGGACACCGCTGACGACGCTCAGAGAGCCCGTGACAGAGTTCAGCGCGATGGTCGACGTGCTGCCGGAGTTCACTGCAATTGAGCCGGTAACGCTAGCCGACGTCGGGGGCGAACCGGCAGTACCGAACGAAATCGAGCCGTTTGAGTTGTTGGCGTAGGCCGTGTTACCGATAGCCGAAGTCGTCGACCCGGCGTTGAGCACCCAGAAACCGCCGGCATTGAAGGCGGTCGCTTGATATCCGGGCGGCATCAACAGCGAGTCGTCACCCAGAAACGCAGTGATCAACGCTTGCTGGTCGCGGTGGATGAAGCCGGTCGGCGCACCTACTCCGAAGTTGTTCAAAAACGTGTTGGTCGAGTCAGCCCAAGCAAACAGGCCAACTGACAGACCGCTCGGACCAGATACGAATGCGCCTTGACCGTTGGTAACAGTCGATCGCGGCGTGCCATCGCAGAAGTCGCCCAATACTGCGGGCGCTGCAACTACGTTCACTTGTTTCGGGAAGCCCATGTGTTACTCCTGAATATGATTGACTGGATTAGCTGGCGAGGCGACCGGCGCTCGGGAAGGCCTCGGCAAAATCGCTCGACACGACGCCTGCGCTATCCGACGCCATGTGCGACTTGCGCTCTTCGCCCGGTTTCGGCTGAGCCATCAGCACGGCCTTGTAAGCGCTCGGATGCAAGTCCTTGGTGTCGATCTTCAGCGCGCCAAGAGCGGCCTTGTAGACAGCTTCGGCGCTATCCATCGCAACCAGCTTGCCGACGTACGGCTTGACGATTTCTTCGGCTTCCGAGATGCCGCGCAGACGGGCGATCGTCGATGCTTCGACGTCTTTCGCCGTTTCCTTGCGAGCGGCGTCGACTGCCAACTTGATTGCCTTGTCCATCGCGGCCTTATCCATCGGTTTGTCCTTTACTTCTTCGTTGTCATCGGTGGCGCCCGGAATCGGTGCCTTTCCTTCGCCGTTCTTCGGGTCCGCGTTCGCAGCGCCCGGCGTTTGCACGGGCTCATCTGCCGCAGCAGGAGCCGCAGCGGGCGCGCTCAATGCAGCCTGAACTTGCGCGAGGTCTTCATCGCTGATCTTGCCGCGCAGCATCGAGAGGATGGCTTCGCACTTCGGATCGGGTTCGTCGGTAGCGATGTTGTCGTCGTCGTTCGATTCACCGTCCAACTTGTCGAGCAGTTGCACGATGTCGGCGATATCCGCGTCTGCTGCCAGCAGTGGCTTGATCGCGGCCACGATGCCGGGCTTTTTAGCCAGCCAGTTGGATTTCTTCACGCCAGCCAAGATCGAATTGAGATCAATTGCTGAGTCGGCTGCCAGGACAGCCATAAGGGCTCCCTTGGCCATTACCGCTTTTTTGCTAAGGGACTTGCCCATTTTTGAGGCTCCTGTGG